GCGTGGTCCTCGGCCTGAAGCTGGAAGTCCCGCCAGAAGTTGTTCCACCCGGCCGCGTACCCCTTCTGCGCGTTCTGCGCCGCCTGGAGCCGGTCGATCTCCTTGTTGAGCGCAGCGAGGTTCCCCTCGATGTCGCGCACGCCGGCCTGACGGAGGTTGTGCGTCGCCTCCATGACGAGGTTGTAACGCTGCTGCTGCTGTTCGGTCAGACCGATGGCCCCGGTCTCCTGCCGAAGCTTTCGGATGGTCTCGTCGTTCTGAAACACGGCGTCGGCGGCCATGCGTGCGCGGGCCAAATCCTGACGCTGGGCGATCTCCTTTTTGATCGCACCCTCGCTGATGCCCGCCTTCTTGGTAAGCTCCTGCTCGGCCGCCTGGGTGTTGACCTCGGTGGCGACGCGCATCTCCTCCTGCACCACCTTCAACTGGCCGATCATGGCGACCTCCTCGCCCATGGCCTTCTTTTTGGCGGCCCACGCGCGCTCCACGCTCTCGCGAAGCTGCTCGTTTTGGGCGACGTCACCCGCACCTAACTTGCCGCCCTTCAAGGCGTCCCCAAGGGACTGCGGTGGTGTCGGAGACCCGTAGATCGCATCTAAACCGACACCCTGCGCCCCGGCGGGCGTACTCGGTGGCACCCGCATGGGGGACAGATTGCCCCCGCGCATCTCGGCGAGCTTCTGCTCCATCATAAGCTGCTCACGCACGCGATCCCCGGCGATGTCGCGCGACTCCAGGGTGGTCAGCACGCGCCCCACCGCCACCTTCTGCGTGGAGGACAGGTTCTTGTCCGCAATCATGGCGGCCCGCGCCTCCGCGGCGGAGCGGCCCTCCAGGTAGCCCGTCGCCTGCCTGCGAAGTTCGGGTGAGTAGGAACGGAGCGCCTCGGCGGTGCGCTCGTTCTGAGCGGCCAGCAGCCTGCGGTTCGATTCGATGTTGTAGACGAGGAGCGCCTCGGCCTCCTTCAGCACGGCCCTGGCATCGGCCTCGGCCCGCTCCTTGGCCTCGCCGGTCAGGGCGTTGGCCTCGGTGCGGAGCTTGTTGTGGTGCTCCAGCGCCTCGTTGTACCGGCGCTGCACCACTGTCGCGTGGTCAGATTTGTCGGCAAACACCGCGACGCCGATGGCGGCGAGTCCGATGGCGGTGATGAGCAGCCCCAGCGGGTTGGTCAAAAGGAAGGCCCCCAGCGTCAGGAGGGTGGCGGACATGGCGGCCAGCCCCCCGGTGATTATCGGAAGGAGCGGCGCGAGCGCCTTGAGCGCGACGAACAGCGACGTCACCGCGACCCCACCCGCCGTGACGGTCGCCACCCAGCCCTGCGCCGCCGGACCTATGAACTCGAACCCCTCGCGCACGTCGGCCAAAAAGCCCTTGAGGATGTTGCCGGAGCCCTCGAACGTGCGCGCGAGCGACTCGCCGAACATCGCGGTGAACGAGGCCCACACGTTGCCCATGGCCTCGGCCTTGTTCTTGCCCTCCGTCATCGCCTCGTTGAACTGCTTGTTCAGCGCGGTGGCCTCCACCATCTCCGACCTCTGCGTGCGGAGCGCGGCGGACACCTTGTCCGAATTGTTGGCCAGCGTGAGCAGCGCGCGGTAGGTGTCGACCGAGTCCAACCCGAGGTTCTTCAGCACCCTCTGGAGGGTGCCCGTGTCCTCTGACGCGGAGTGGAGGCCGGACAGGAAACGGCGGAGCACCAGCACCGGCTGCTCGTTGAACGTCTTGCGCATCTCCTCGCCGGTCATACCCGTGACCTTGGACAGCACGGTCATGCGGTAGTCGGCGGCAGACAGGGCCTCGTTGATCGAGCGCAGCGCCTCGGCCACGGCGGTGGCACCCTGCCGGGGGTTCACCCCGAGGCTCGCCAGCACCGCGCCGAAGGCCATGGCCTCGCCTGCGGACACCCGGAACGTGGCCCCGACGCGGGCCACCATCTCGGCGCTGTCGAGGAGCGCCTCCTCCGACGCGCCGAACTCCGACGACAGGCGGTTCAACGTGGACGCCAGTGCGTCGACGTCCTTGCCCGTCATACCGGTGAGGTTGATGAGGTGTACCAGCCCCTGCGTGAACTGCTCGCCCTGGCCCCCTGTGACCACCTGGAGCTTCTGCATCACGTCGGTGAAGTTGACGATGTTGTCGACGCCGCGCACACCCAACTGCGCGGCCGTCTGCGCGATCTTCATAAGCTGTTCTACGGTGACCGGGGTGCCCGCCGCCATGCGCTCGAACTCGGTCTTGAGCTTGCGCGTCTCCTCGGCCGTGGTGTTCGCCGCGCGGGACACAAACCCCATGCCGCGCTCGATCTTCATGAAGTCGTCGACCGACCCGCGCACGAAGCGCATGTTCTCCAGGAAGATGTAGATCGCGCCGGACGCCTTGCCCACCGCCTCGGTGAACTCGCCGAACCCGATCTTCGCGGCCTTGCCCGAGTCGCCCGCCTCGCGCGTGGACGCGGCCACGCGGCGCAACGTCTCCGACGCCTCGTCGCGCATTCGAATGATGAACTGAAGCTCCTCGGAGCTTACGCCTGGGACGGCCACGTCACCCCTCGCCCATCTTAGCCTTCAACACCGCCATGTCGTGGCGACGCCCGTCCTTGATGGCGTCGCATTCGGTCAACTGGCGCTCCACCACCTCGACGGCCTCCACCAGCTTGTTCGGCTGACGCCCCACCCCGCCGTCGATCTGGTACCTGCCGTTGCGGAACGCCCTGACCTCCCTCAGCACCTCGACGAACCAGCGCGGGTCGTCGAGGATCGGCCTGCGCGGACACCTCCACCACTCGCGCCCGCCCACCGTCTGCGGCCCTGCGGTGGCCCTGTCGGTCCACACCGCCTCACCGTCCACCACGGACAGCTTGGCATCGCACCCCCAACGCAGCTTGAGTCCTGGAGCTTGTTGACACGCGGCACAGTCTCGGTCGGGGGTGACCTCTAGGGCGACTATGCCGCTTTGGAGTTTCCCGCTTCCGCCTCCGAAAGCTCGTTGAGCATCTTCAGCCGCTCGCTTAGTTCCAACACCAGCTGGAGCGGGAGCACCATGAGGCACTCGTCCGCCACCGCGTCGTACTCGCGGCCGAACAGGTACTGCTTCACGGTGCGGAACGGGATGTCGTTCCCCTGACCGTCCTTGAGGTTGCGCCAGCCACGGAGGCCGTAGCGCACGGTCTCGATGGCCATCTCGTTTGCGCTCACGCGGACGTTCCCCTTCGCGCCGGGGAGCGGGGACGTCTCATATACGGTGAGCTTATCGCGGATGTGGGCGAACACGAATGAGTCGAGGGTCCCGAGGCGGAACACGGTGGGGTTGACCACCTGCCCCGGACCGGCCTTCGCGTCGGAGTCGTAGCGCGACGAGTAGTCCTCGGTCGCAGCGAGGTTAAGTCCGACAATCGCCATAGCTGCCCTCCTGAGTGCTGCCGGTGGCCTGTGAAGTTAACTGCAACGCCTTATCGGCTATGTGCCTCGTCACCTTTCGGTTGCCCGCCAACTTGGCCACGGCCATCGCGGCCTCGAAGGTCGCCTTCGCGTCGACGAACGCCTCGCAGCCGCAGGCCCTGACCTCCGTGACGACGTAGACCTTTACGCCGCGCACCTTACCCCACCCTGTTGAGCCCCCGCAAGATGCGCGACACGCAATGACGGGTGACCCCATATCTGCGGGCCACCGCCGCAGCGCCATACACCGGACACTGAGGAACATACTGTTTGCGTATCTTTTCCAGGTCCGCATCGGGTATCACAGCGGCGTAGTGCCTGTCGCCAGACGCCATGGTGCCGTGCTTGTGCTTGTCCATGTGATTCGCCGAGCGCGTCTTCCAAGACAAATTATCATCCCGGCAATTTCCCCGGTCACCATCCTCATGGGCGCACTCCAACCCCGGCGGGCACGGTCCGTGAAACGCCCCGCACACCAACACATGCACGTGCTTAAAAACCTGACCGTCGGCACCGCCGTACAGGCCGATCCTCGGGTATCCGGCTTGTAACCACGAGGATAGTATCTTTGCTGATCGCCAATAAAAATACTCAACTCCGTGGTGAAAACCACGCACCTTGCGCTTGAGCGAACGCACCCGCCCGAGGTCGCTCACCTCATAAAACGAAAAGCCTGGGCACGGCTTCCAATTTTCCATGCCCAGGCTTGTATCACATCTTATCCCTATGGGAACAAGACTGTTGGAGTTATGCAAACAGAATTTCGATTTCGTCGTCGCCGTCGATGCGGGCGAACCCGACCCCGGCCGCGAACACGCGGATGCCGTTGCGGTCGCCGTACGACATGCCGCTGTACTGCACCCCGAGGGCGTTCAACCAGATGACGTTGCCGTCGGTCTGGCCTATGCGCGCCTTGAGCGCCACCTGCGTCGACGCCTTGAACTTGGACCACCAGTCGTAGTCGCGGACCAACTCGGCCTCGGGGTCGACGCCGCCCTGCGGGTCGCGCCCGGTGATGCGCACGCCGTAGTACCCGTCCGAATGGTTGGCGGACGAACGCGGGGCCACGGTGTTGTTCTCATCGAAACGGAGGTTGTTGACGATGACGGCCCGGTCGTCCACCCGAAGCTGCGCCAACTCGAACACGGGCGGCTGGATGAGCGCCGCCTCGTACGCGGCGGTCTGCGGGACGGCGGAATCGACGGGTGCGATGTACTGCCCGGTGAACGTGAAGGTGAACCGCCCGAACTCCCCGGCGTTGGCCTCCATCGACACCGACCCGAACGACCCGGTCATTTTGTGGAGCAGCCCGTCGAAGTACATGTACAGGGTGATGCTCTCCTGCGAGGTCGACACCGGCCGATAGGCGATGCACGTCGGGTAGACGATCACCTCCCAGTAGTCGCCGAGCACGAGAGCACCCGCCCACGTCGGCGTCCAGGTCGCACCCGAACCGCCCAGCGCGAACGCCGTGGCGCCCGAGGTCAGCACGGTGCCGTTGAGCGCGCCCGAGTACGCGAACGTGTTGACCTCCGACGACGCGCCGGAGACGGTGTCGGTCACCGAACCAATCAACTCGATTGCCGTCTTGATGAGGGTCGAGAGCGCGGTCAGCGTGGTGGCCGCAGAGGTGAAGTCGAAGATGCGCCCGCAGAACACGATGCGGAACTTGTCGCCCACCGCCACGGTGCCCGACAGCGTCAGCACGGGGGCGAGCGGGTTGGTGAGGTTCCACGTCCCGACGAGCGTCGACCCGACGATGTTGGAGAATGAGATGGTCTCCGAGGCGAGGATTACGCCCGTGTCGAACTCCTCGAAGTCCGGGGTCGTTACGCGCACCTTGGCTGCGGCCGACGCACCGGCCAGCACGCACGTCACGCGGTACTTGATCGGCCCCTTCTTGGTTGACGCGCCGCCCGCCACCCACGCCGGGTTCACGGTGTTGGCGGAACCGTTGCGCGCCGCACCGACGGTGCCGGTGCCGGTGATGCCGTTCTCGGAGAACCCGCACGCACGGAGCATGCGGCCCGTGCGCGACGCGTTCGCGGTGTTGCCGGAGTTGGTCAGGCCGTTGGAGCGGACCTCCACCCCGAACGACATCTTCGCCAGCATGCGCCCAACGCGACGCCCCATGGGGGACATGTCGTCACGCACGAAGTCGCGGATAAGGACGGTGGGGTCGACCGAGAACGCGGGGGCGGACACCAGGATCGCATCCGTGGTCGCCACCGGGACCGGGTCGACGTTGTAGGTGGACTCGATCTTTGCGAGCACCACCGCGCGCCGCGTGTTGAGCGGCGTATTGTAAGTCGGCATATTTGCCTCCTACCCGATGGTGTCCCCTTAGGACGCGACGACCTTGAGCGACTTCGCCGCCGCCTCGGTGCCGGTCATCTCGTTGAGCTTGCGGGCCATGGTCGCCATGGCCCCGCGCAGCACGACGAGGTTCGCGTCCACCTCGGTGTCGAGCACGCCGTTCGTGGTGCCGCCTGACACGCCGCCACCCGTGGTGGCCATCGCCACCACCACGATGGGGTCTATGCGGTCGGCTGCGCCGCCACCGGCATACGTGATCGGGATGACGCCGTACCGGTCGGCCAGATCGTTGATTGCGGCGACCACGGTGGCGACGTTGTTCTTGAGCGCATTCCACGCGGTGAGCGCCGTGGTGGCGTCGAGGCCGTTGGCGGCGGTGCCGTCCACCGCCGTGAGGTTGACGGACATGGACGCCAGCGTGGTGTTGGCCGAGCCTGCCGATGAGTCGGTGAGGCGGGTGAGGCCGTATCGATCACGCAGCGCATTTAGGCGCGACGCGAGGTCCGCGAAGTTGTCGCGCCACACGGCGATCTCCGTATCGAACCCGGCCTTCGGGGACAGGTTCGAGCCCGACTGCGTGGCGGGGGTGATGGTGCCCAGCGTCGCGATGGAGTTGGCCGCCGTGCCGCCGGTGCTGTCGGTGAGGTCGGTGAGGCCCGCCTGGAACAGCATGATGTTGATTTTGGCGATCATGCACGCGAGCCCGTCCGCGACGGCCGTCATAAACGTGTCCATGCTGGCCTTCGAATACGACGTCGCGCCGGTCGCGTCGGCCGCCACGGTCGGGACGTCCTTGATATCCCACAGCTGGTAGTTGCCCAGCGGTGAGTAGGTGCCCGTGATCGTGGTGTCGCCCACCGCCGTCGACACCGCGTCGGTGGCGGCCTTGAGGGTCTGGAGGTTGTTGCGCGCGACCGTGAGCGCCGCGACCATCGACGCGAAGTTGGACGACGACGCGCCGTTGGCCGTGGTCACGGCCTTGGTGACGGCGGGGATGGTGCCGCGCGTCGCCACGGTGCCGACGCTGATGAGGAGGTTCGGGAGGCCGATGCGCGCCCCGATGTTGTTGATCGCGTCCGCCAGCGACGCCATCGCGTCCTCGGCGGTCCCGATGATGGTGTTCGCGGAGGTGGCCTGCGCGCCGCCGGCCGACGTGGCGTCGAACGCCGCCGTCAGGAGCGCGAGCGTGGCGGCCGTCCCGAGGCTGGTCGTCGCGCCGGTCGTGCTGTCGGTGAGGTCCGACAGCGCGGCGGCCTCGATCTTGATGCGCGCGTGGTCCTGGGCCAGCCCGCGCACGGCGGCAGCGAGGCCGTCGGCTGCGGCGGAGTGGACGCGGCCCGCACCCTGGAAGTGGTTCGGTTTGACGCGGAGGCCTGTGGTCATGCTCGGAGTCTCCTAGGTTAAGAGACGGGGACCTTGAGGCCCCCTCCAATCACGCGAAACCTCCCGCCCACACCCTTGAACTCGCCTGCCCCCGGATCGACGGAGGGGGTCCCCTGGTCGGGGTTTTCCGTGACCGGGGGCGCGGGCGAAGTGGGAGTCGCGGGTCCGATGGTATCACCCGGCTGTCCGTCGAGGGAAGGCCCGTCAAGCGCAGGTTTTCTCGCCATTTAACGGTGCTCCTCAAATTTTGATTCGCGGGTCGTTCTGCCGATGGCGGTAGTAGAGGTCCAGGAACAGCACGCCGCTGATGTAGTTGGCGTACGCCCCCTCGGGTTCCAACGTCGAACCCCGGTCGAGGAAATCCCGCACCGCACCGCCCAGCGTGCGGTCCTCGCGCACCTTGCGCCGCACGGCGGCCAGCGCGCGGTTCAGCATCGCGGCCGGGTCCTCACCCGACTGCACCAGGATGTGAAACTCGACGTTGCACCGGAGCACGCAGTCCGACACGGGGTAGCTCTGCTCGTTCACCACCTCGTCGGTGTCGAGCACCGCGAGCACGTACCGCTTCCCACGAAGCATGTCCTCGGACAGCGGTTCGCGCTGGGTGAGCGACCACGTCCACGGGTACGGGTCGGCCGCCGGCGCACCGGCCTGCATGGTGGCGATCTGGTCGTGGAGCGCCTGCGCGGCGGCGTCGCGTACTGACTCCGCCATCACGGCACCTCCCTGATCGCCTTCACCATGGCGGCCATCGACTTATCGACGAAGTACGGAAGGCCCGCCCGGAGGGTGTCCCCGAGGCCCAGCCTCTTCGGAATTTTGACCTCCCGCTTCAGGACGTACAGCGGAACGATGTCAGCCCCGCGACGCTGGAAGATGATGAGGTTCCCCTTCTTGGATTTGGCTATGAACGTGTTCGGCCAGTCCTTCGCCTTCTGCTTGAGTGGGACACCCTGCGCGCTGAGTGCGGCCCTGAGCGGGATGGTCAGGTACTTGGCGTTCTTGACCTTGATGGTGGCCCCGTACTCGTGTGTCTTGAGCCAGAACTTACCACCGATGAAACCGGCCACGTCCTTGAGCGAGTGGCCATCCACGCGCACGCTGTCGCGGATCGACTGCCCGGCACCGCCCGACCGCACCGCCAGCGTGGTGGGCGACGTGCCGCCGGGCCACGGCTTCGAGTGGCGCTGCGCCATCGCCTCGGCCACGGTATCGAGGAAGTCCTTCAGTTCGCTGCGGAGCGCATTGGTGGCCATGCCGGGCACGGTGCCCAGCGCCTTCGCGAACGCGTCGAGCCCCACCTCGGCGCTCTTGTACCGCTTGTTCCGAAACTCGAACTCAAGGGAGAACGGCAGGACCTCGGGGGGCATGTGAAGTTAACTGCTCAGGACGGGGGACAGCGCGAGCGGGCGGTAGCGGATGTGCTGGTCGATGACGGCAATCAACTGCGTGTCCAGCATCGTCTGGTCGCCGATGGGTAGCTCCTTCACCTTGGTGACCGGGTTGTCGTACATGTGGAGGATGGCCTGGAGGCGCGACGCGGTCTTGAGCCAGTCGGGCACGTCGGTCGCCCTGTACTGCTGCGGCGTCGAGGCGTCCTTCAGGAACCCCGCCGTGTAGGACACGCGCACGTACCGGTCGGAAATACCGGAGTCCAACATGGACACCGTGCCCACCTCGTTGGACACCGACGCGTACGTCGACATGTCGACCTCCGACGTGGTGCCGAAGTCGCCCACCGTGCCAGCCGACCTCACGGTGACGGCGGGTGGCACCAGCAGGAACCCCTGCGACAGGAGGAGGTCGACGCGGTCGTGGGTGCCGAACTGGAGCGGCGTGCCCACGTAGAACGTGTCGATGTAGGCGGCCTGATCGAACGTGGTCCTCAGCCGCCCGGCCAAAAGCGAGGCCGCTGCGTTGAGCGCAGCGCGGAACGCCTCCAGGATGTCCGGGGCGGCGTCGTACCCGAGGGAGGCCCTCAGGTCCTCGACTGAGGAGAGCATCATGGCCTACGCCTCCACCTCCGGCTCGCCGGACGCAGCGGCCCCGGTGTCGAGGCCCTCTCCGGCGGACGGCATCTTGAGCTTCGAGCTGCGCACCGCCGGGGGCGGGGCCTTCGACGGCCTCACCTGACGCGCGGCCATGCGCGGCTTCGGCGGTTCGTCGAGCGTCTCGAAGAAGTCGGTGACGTCCGACGCGGTGACCGTGCCGTCCTTGCCGGTGCCCACGGGTATGAGGGCCTCGTCCACCACGAACGAATCGAGCATCGCGCGGGCGGCCGGCGAGAACGTGCGCACCACGGGTGCCACCTCCGCCAGCGCCTCGCCGTCCTCGTCGATGGGGACGAACGCCGGCACCGCCGCGCGGCCCTTGTAGTCCTGGAAGTGGCCGGCGGACTTGCGCGCCGGGTTGACGAGGTAGTTCCGCATCTGCGCCGGGACGTTGGTGGGAACCCCCTGCTCGAACACCACGCCGCCGTAGTTGAAGCGGGCTGGTTCGACCAAAACGATCTCAGGCATCGTGACCCCCTTTTGGGTTGACCAAAACGAAACGGCCACAGACTACACCGTGGCCGTCCCGCAGGTCTACCCCTGGCTCAAGCAAGCCGGAGCGGTGGGTCCGCGCTACCCGATATTGTTATACGCCACCGAGGCCAGCGCCTCCTCGACCTGGAAGTCGAGGCGGGCGGTCAGCACGATGATGTACATGCGCGCGGAGATGTCCTTGTCGTATTCGAAGTGAACCTGACGCTGGATGCCCATGATGTAGTTGAGCGGGTTCCCGAACAGGCCCTTCGCGTTGGGCATCAGCGGGACGGCGCTGATGGGAGAACCGAACGCGTAGATCGGCCCCATGCCGGTGATGGCGTTGTCGCCGATGGTGGTGGCGCGGTCGGCCATCGTGTCGCGGTACTCGGTCTCCTGGTCGACGGAGACGTAGTGCTTCATGCCGGCGCGGTTGCGGAGGTACGGGTCCGGCATCGTCTTGACGCCGTTCTTGAACGCCGTCTTCGTGAGCGTGGCACCCGTGACGTCGACGATGTTGCCGCCGGTCTCGGTGCGCTTGATCCAGCCGTTCGTCAGCCCGAGGTACGGGTCGGTCGCGACGAGGCCGGTGTCGCCCAGCAGCCCAAGCTCCTCCATGTCGAGCGCCGCGCGCTCGGCGATGAGGGTGACGAGCGTGTCACGGATGCCGCCAGAGGTGGCCTGACCACCGACGTCCGTCCGCGCGCCGATCTCGCCGCGCTCGATGTTGTCCTCGATCACGTCGTAGGGCAGCCGAATTTCGGCGATGACCTCCTTCGTGTTGAGCAGGATTTGCTCGGTCGTCGGCTTGGCGCGGGCCGTCGCCTCCGTCGATGCGTTGAACGCGCCTTCGACGGCCGCCGTGACCAGGGCCGTGCCCGAGGTCGCGGCGCGCAGGATGCGCTTGCCGAACTGAATCTTGTTGATCTGCCGGGACGACGCCATCATCTCGACGACGCGCGCCTCGCGGAGGATCGTCGGCGTGTTGATGAGCTTGCGGATGAACGCGTTGCTCTGCTCGGCGGTCAGAAGTCCGCCGTTCGTCGACATGTCGGCGAGGGCGAGGTCGGCCTTCTCCAACAGGGTGCGGTTGTTTTCCATGTGGGTCTCCTGGTCCTTAACCCCTATGCGGGGACGGCTTGCTTGTTGACGTGTCGGCGTCTTACCTCGGGCGGGCGAACGCCGTGTCGATGAGCGCGACCGACGCACCGGCCACGCCGTTCTTGGTCACGGCACCCTTGTCGCCGGCACCGGCACCTCCGAGCACCTTGCCCTTGACGGCGTCACCGGCCGACTTCGCCACCTTCTCCACCTCGCCCATGCGGGAGTCGAGTGCAGTGAGCCTGGAACCGATGTCGCGCATGGACACACCGACGGTCTCGACGCTCTTGGTGAGCGCGGAGAACATCGCCGCGAGCGCCGGATCGGCCTTGGTGGCGGCCTGCGCCGCATCCGCAGCGACCTTGGTCGCAGCGTCGGCGGTGGTCTTGGCGGCTGCGTCGGCAGCGGCCTTCGCGGGGTCGGCGGCGGGCTTGGCCGCGTCCTTCGCGGGCTTCGCGTCGGCGGCCTTGAAGTAGTCGTCGAACTTGAACGCCGTGACGGGGACGCCCTTGATGAGTCCGGTCACGTACCCCTGGTAGTCGCCGATGGCCTTCTCGACCATGCCGACGGCCTCCTCCGGTGACTTGGCGGTCGACATGATGTTGCTGAAGGTCGCGCGGAGGCACTCCGACGCGATGCCGACGGAGCCGTACAGGCCCTCCTGCCCCAGCATCTCCTGGAACGAGGTCGACTCGAAGTTCATGGACTCGAACTGCTTGCGCAGCCCGCCGCACACGACGGCGAAGGTGTCGCTCATCTTGATGACCGACACGTCGTCCTTCTCGGGCAGGTCGCCCTGCATGAACACGTTCGTGTCCTCACCCACCTCCATCTTGTCGATGGAGAATCCCGCCGCCTTGATCGCGGCCTTTACCACTTCGAGGTCGGCCGTCTTGGACGCCATGATGGCGGCCACGCGGGGACCGGTGTCGGCCTTCTTGAACAGCGACCGACCGATGGCGTTCAGATTGAGCATGGTGTTTCCCTCCTGGGACTTCAAAAGGCGAAAGGGGACGCGGTTGGCACCGGCCTTCACCATCGACACGTGCTCCACGTCGACGTCGGTGAGCTCGTTCGCTTCAACCGTCACGCGCGGCATCTAGCAGCGTCTCCGTGAACGAGAACCGGTGGGTGTGGCCAGAGGCCGTCTCCGTCACCGTCCCCTTGTTTATCCTGTGGGAGTGGCCGTCGACGACGTCGGTGGTCCCCCCGAGGAAAGTTCCGTCGTCGGCAAAGCTAACCGAAAACTTGTGTTCGTG